ATCCCCCGCCCTTGGCCTTATAGTTCTTGGCAAGCAACTGTGCCTTCCTCGCGCTCCATTTTCCTGCGCCAGTACCTTGCACAGCCCGAGACTTGATTGACTTGAACATGCTCTCACGCATACCCGGCTTGGTGTAGTTCCCGGCCTGATTGACCTTGCTCTTCACCTTGCCACCCTCGGCATGACGAATCGGCTCACCCGTGCCAATCACGGGCTTGTTGTCCCCACGACGCTTGGCACGGGGGATCTTGCTAGGAGACATAGCACCCATACCACGCGACGGCATCATCAGACAAACCTTCCCTTAGTCTTGCCCTTGACGGCGATGCCATCAGCCCGCTTGGACGCAGAGGAGACTGAACCGCCGGAAGCGTACTTCTTAACCTTGCCGCCATGCTTGAACACGCCACGCCCCTTGAGAACGTCAGCGCGGGTCACCTTACCGTCGCCGGTCAGATCAGGCATACCGCCTTTACGAAACTTCTCCACGGAACCTCCAGACTTCATGCCATCAACTTCACGAGCCTCCCGTGCGGCATTACGGACCCAATTTCTCCGCTCGGATTCCGACATACGCTCGTAGTTCCTACCGATACCGTAGCGGCGTATTGCAGTTGGTCCAAAACCTACCGCTGCGGCACCTTTAAGAGTGTTTTTTGCAATACTCTCCTGTTCTTCGCGAGTCATGTCGGGGTCGCCAAAACTAACACCACCCATATCCACGCGAGTTCCGGGTGCAGCACGGGACGCCTTGTCTTTATTTGCACTCTTTCTGGCTTCTTCTCTAATGCGATCTGACGTAGGAGACTTTTTGTATTTCTCCACAAATTCTTCATCTGACATACTACGCGGCTTCGACTGAGCAGTGCGCGGCTTGCCTGTTTTAGCAGGTTTTTTAGGCTTATCTTCTCTGTCGCTCTGCACGCCGGGCTGGGGGTCTTCTTCGTACCCAAGTCCGCCTTCGGCAAACCGACGCATTTTCCGTTTCATACGAATCTGCCCTTGGTCTTGCCCTTGACGGCGCAGCCATCAGCACGCTTAGAAGCCGAAGAGACCGAGCCGCCAGAAGCGTACTTCTTGACAGAGCCGCCGCGCTTGTACCCCGGAGAGTCGTTTTCAGAACTCCTCTCAAAACGTTTTGAGGCTTCTCGCATAGCCTTGTCTATGTCGCCTTCTACTATTCGGCGATACATACCCGGATCTTCTTTCAGCAGTTTGCTAAGATAAAGTCCCTTGTCAGCAAGTTCTGACTTGGTAGCAAGTTCCGCATCTGCCTCAGACATGGTTCGGCGTTCTTTACTCAAAGCACGTCGTTTATCCGTAGGCAATTCAACGTACTTGTCAACAGTACCCCTGCTAACAAATTGATTAATTTTGGAAGGATCATACATACCTGACTCGCCATAATATTTTTTGGCTTTATCAAGTACACCCTGCCGTTTTCCACGCGCAGCAGTACCGCGTTGCGGTCCGGCCATTAGCACTTACCGCCGTAGGCCATCTTGACCATCTTGCCCTTGGTCTTGCCCTTGCTGGCAACGCCGTCAGCACGGCTCGAAGCGGAGCCGCCCTTAGAATAGGCCATACCGCCCATATTCATGCCCTTCTTCATGCCACGCATCTCAGCCATCTCGTGCTTGAGCATCGACTTCGGAGCGCCCTTCTTCTTCATGAACGACACTTCCTTCTTCATCATAGCCTTGGACTCTTTCATTTTAATTTACTCCTGAATTTACGGCCTTTGTCGGCCTTGGTAAATTCCTTCGCCACCTTGGTCGGGACCCCGACTTTTTTAGCGAAGGTTGGATTATGGGCGGCTGCCCGCATCAGATTTGCCTGTGCTTTGGACTTGCTTGGCATCTCAGCACTTCCATGCCCTGAGCGACTTGTTGATCCGGCTGTTCGGGTCGTTTGCCGTCTTGGCACTTGTCAGTTTCTTCTTCATGCCTGTCATACGGGCACAGAATGACTTCTTGCGAGGCCCACCTTCCGGTTGAGGGCGCTTCAGACCCGGCTTGCCGGGGTTGGCTGCGTTATACGAAGCCCTGCCTTTGGCATTCAATCCGCCAGCAGGATTTTTCCCTTCCTTGCGCTGCCAAGCAGGGGACTTAGCCATAAATCACCAACGTCGAGATAACGGCTGACGGGACGATGTAGATGCTCGTTTGGAAGAGCAATCCTTCACCCGGCATCAGGGTGTAGTCCGCAGAAGTCGAACTTGCCTTGGTGTTCACCACAATCTTGACTGGGCCACTAGCCCCGCCGTCACGAAACGTCACCGTACCTGCACCCGAATCAGGAACAATGTAGATCGCTTTGACGCGACTACGCCCGATAACAAGGCTATTTTGATCTAACAAGTCACCCGCAGTCGTAGCAACTTTGCTGGCTAAGACATCTGTCTGCATACCCATTCTGAGTCTCCTGTAATGGATGAAGGGGGCTTACGCCCCCCACGAAGTCTTACGGGACCAGACTGGCGTACAAACCGATGTAAAGCGTGGTGCTACCGATGAGAACCGGGATGCGACCTGCCTGAACCGATACCGTGCCCGACACCGAACCCGTGGTCAGTTTGGTGCTGCCAATGGTAAGCGTGGTGCAGACCAGATTGGTGATGACGGCGGAATCGCCAGCAATTGGGCCTTCAAAGCCATTTGCCGAAGTTACCGGCCCCGTGAATGAAGTTCTAGCCATTGAAAATACCTCACATGCGAGTCAAGCCTGCCAGTCTGCATGTCGTCAGTCGGGGCTGTCTGGCAAGCGGATTTTTCCCGATGACTCTATATACGCCGTGACTTGGGGGATGTCAACAAGTTGGTTTGACTTTCTCAAATTCTCTTCCCGCGTGATAACTCGCAGGTTCCAAGGCACGTGCAGCCCGGACACGCTTTCGCCATTTAACGGGATGATGTGATCCACGACATATGGCACTTTAGTAATACGGGTCACTGTCATGGCGTCGATGTACAACTGCCGCATCGCCCGTTTTTGCTCCGCAGTAAGCCATTTGGGGGTGGCGTTACGGTGTTTTCTACGTCTAGAGCGGGTCAATGCCCGATACATATCAGGATTGTTTTGTTTATGTTTTTTACGATACTCACGCCTAATTTCATTTGGGCGAGCAAGGGCTTTGAGTTTGACTAGCCCTTTGTTCTTTTCGTAATACTCCTGTTTGGCTTTTTTGCCTGCTTCAGATTGATTGTATTGCCTGAAGTATTCGGCACGGGCAACGTTACCCTTTTCCCATTCAACCTTTAGGCATTCCACACAAGCCCCCTTGGTCTTGCGCGGGGCGACATGACCGTGTTTGCACGGCGCCCCCGTGAAGTAGTACTTGGCACCTTTGGCTTTAGCCTCGGCGCGGGATTTGGGCAGCGTTGAAGTATCCATCTTTACCTCTAGGACTTTGATACAGGTAAAGACTAACTTGGTTAGTTTAGAACGTCAAGACAAAAAGAAAGGGGGCCGAAGCCCCCCTTCCAATCAGCGTAATATACTGATTTATCAGGACGAACCCGGCGAACCAAACATACCAAGGGGGTCCGACCAGCCGAACGAGTAACGCTCGCGGCTCTTATAACGGACATTCCCGGTATCAAAGTCACCGTCCATGGAATTTGCCAGCGGGGTACGAACGAAGTGCTTCATACCATTCGGAACGTCCGTGGTCAGGAACCAAGCGTTCGTATCCGTCAGGTAGTGATTCACCGTGTAGCCACCGGGAATCGACCCCATCGCCTTGAGAGCGTTGATGTCGTTGTCCGCAGTTGCCACGCGAAGTTCCGTATCGAGGAGACGCTTAGCGGTAAACATCAACGGCGGGGGCACGATGAGTTTACCGGGTTTCGCCGCGATCAGAAGTCCACGCTCGTCCGTCCAACCAGCAATCTGGATGACAGCCGCTTCCAACGAAGTCTCGTTGAGGTCAGAAGCCGTCAGACGGTTGCTGTTGGTGCCACCAGAAACAAGCGGGTGATTCGCACTGAACAGAGCCACACCGTCGCCACCAACGTAGGACGACGAGAAGCCATTGTTCAGGACAGAAGCCGCCTTGACCTGCTTCGTGTACGCCATCGCTCGGGCGAGCGCCTTGGTGTATCGCTTGGACAGCGAATCGTACAGGTTGTCTTCAACCGCTTCTTCCGTGATGGAGAAGCCGAGAGCAATCGTCTCGTGGCTGTAGCGAGCAGTCCACGCTTCCTGTGCGTTGTCATACGCAATTGCAGCGCCTTCCGACTTAACCGGAGCAGCACTGAAACCAGAAAGTTTGGTCTCCTCTTCAAACGAGCGTTCGGAGGTCTCAGTTTCGTAGATCTCCTTGTGCTCTTCGCCATAGTTTTTGTACTCAAGGCCAAACAGGGCGTTCAAACCCGGAAGGAGTTCCTTGAGCAGTTGTGCGCGTGAAATAGCCATGTCTTAGAACTCCCTTATTAAACGCCGACGGGGCAGTTGTAAGCGTGACCACCAACAATCAACGAAACGCTCGTGAGGTACGGTGCATTGAACTTCACGATAACTTCGGGATAGTAGGTAGTGCCGCT